ACGCGGAGGGGCTGATGCCTATCCTCACGGTGCATGACGAACTGTGCTTCTCTGTGGAGAGCGAGGAGCAAGCTGCACGGATCAAGGACATTATGGAGAACGGTTTAAACGATGTGCTCAAGGTTCCATCTAAGGTGGATCAGGAGCTTGGTGCAGACTGGGGCGAGGTTGGCTAACGACCAAGCTGTTCTGCTAGTGCCTTTGTTGCAGGGTCTCCACCTAACAGTATCGGACTAACCTTCCCTGTTGGGGCCGGGGTTCTAGGTGGAGGAAGTATAGAACCAGTCGGTAGAACAGGAGCGGGAGCGGGAGCGGGAGCGATTCTAGGTGGGGGAAGTATAGAACCTGCTGGCAACACGGACGTAGGAGATGGAATATCTTGAAACGCTCCGTACCCCTCGTCACTACCTAGCTTCCGGTATAGGTTCTCCCGAACAAGTTCCTGTATTCTAAACACAGGAATCTCTGCCATAGGCTCGACTTCTTTTCTACGTTGACGTTCTTGTATGTCTCTAAACATGTCTTGGGCAACGCCCTTGATATAAAGCTCTCCACGCATAATCGCGGTAGCCTCGTCCACGCTGAGATTTGCATCCTTTGTCATTGATTGACGTATTTTTCTGGGGTCCGCCCCTGTTTTAATTGCAGCTTGATACTTACCAAACATTTCTGTCTGCAACCTAATAGCCGTTTGTATGTACTGGGATGCAGCGTCAACCATATCGTCGGCTGTTCGATCTGCATCATCTAACATTCCAGTAAAGGCACCTTTGGCGTCCGATCTAATAGACGCATACTCAGAGGCCGCAAAGTTAAAAGTGTTGTTCAGATTTAATTCCATAGTCGTTAAACCCGTAATTAATCTCGCGCCCTCCTCAATCGGATCATAATCCTTTATGCCAGAGGCATCAGGCATTCCGGTCAGGGACCGATACACTTTGCCCGGACGAACACGACCACCCTTCTCCTCGGCAATCTCTAGGAAATACCGGGGCGTAACACCTTCAACAATGTGGGCCATGCCCTTCACCATCTTATCTCCCAAGGAATCGGAATCTCTCCAGATTTTAGCTCCTGTGTCTGTCATCCCACCCCTGCCAACAAGCATTTCTTTAGGCAGTGAGTTCCGAAGCCTTTCAAAGATCAGTGTTTCACTGGCAAACGGATCAGCGATCTTGGACAAGAAGTCCATAGCTGTGTTAGCAATCTGTGACGCTTCATCCTTGCCCAATCGACCTTGTTTGTCGTAAGTACGCAATGCAGAAGTTCCCGCCGCCACTAAGTAGCCATAAGGATTGTGGTAATTAAGGTCTACATACTCAATGTTGCCTTTCTTATCGTTGCTTAAAATTAAGAAATCTCCACCAGTCGCGTATTCTTGCACACTATCCTGTAACCCTTGGTTCTCCTCATCCGTTGTATTTGTCATTTTGCGAGAATACTGAGTAATCATCTTTGGATAAATGGTGGCACCAGCAATCGCGTTAGTCAGACGTTGAGAACCATTAGATCGTATGCCAACCTCAAACTGTTTTAATGCCGCTTCTACAGCTTCCGGTGCCTCGCCTCTTGCTACACGGTTTTTAATTAGCTCTTCTCTAGCATCCGGTCCAATTTCAAAAGAAAGCTCCTTCATACCTCGTTCTAGTATGTTGTAGCTATTACGGACGTTCTCAGATGCGAAGGATGTGAAATTACCAAGTACCGGAAACCGATCCAGAATCCGCATAGCTGGAGCAACTCTGTCATACATAGGCATTGTGTCTTTGACTAACTCCGCAGCAAACAACTCTAGGTCTGTTAAACCTGTGGTCAGACCAGATGAACGAGTAAGTAACCCACCTTTACGCATTTCATCTAAGATCAAAGGGTTGATCTTGGCGTCTATATCAAAACCGCCCATGGTAAACGCATTTGCTAGTTTGTTGTACTCTCCCCGAAAAGCAACCGCTTTAAAAAACGCATCTGAGTTAGCGTATAGCTTCTCAAACTTTTGCATAAACGGAACGAGATCCTCTATCCCGTCCAATACTTTGCCAACCTTTTCCCCCGCGTTTATCTGGCGACCAAACGCTTGATATTCCTTGAGAGATTTGTAAATAACACTTGAGTCTCTCAAGCCTGTAGCGTTTAGAATCTGAGCTTGCCTCTTTAAACCTGCATCATCTAATTGATCAAGACTGCGAGTAAACAAGGAAAACGTTTCTACCATGTCAAGGTTTCGTTGCAAGTTGCCGTTCATGAACAACATTGAGATGCCACCAATTATGTTTCTAATCTGTGTGGCAGGGCTTGGTACAATAGCCATTTTTTGTGAGAAAGCTCTAAGTTGCTGAAACACTGAGGCTACGCCGTTAAAAGGAGAAATATTGAGCGGAGTTTTTAGCGCACGGTAGGCTTCTTCTGATACGAATGCTCCAGACAAATCCCCATAAGTGCCGCCCAATATGTTCTTAGGTCCGCCAGCCATAGATAACTCTTTAGCATCCTCGTCAGAAAGTTGCCTATAGCCCAAGCCTCCTTTACCGAGTTTATCCAAATCACGGTTATATTGGTCAAGGGTAAAGGTTGTGTTTTGTTGAGGACCTGCTTCAGCTTCCCTTAAATAATCTTCGGGGGTAAGATTGGCTACACGACTTGCTTCAAAGTTGTCAAAAACCTTAGTAGTAATATCCCCGGCGTTATCCGCAGCTTCAGCACTTGCTGCAAATTGTTTGACGTACTGTTCTTGTGTTAAGTTCTTTTTATTAACGCCTTGGCCTTGAGCCGATTTTTTACTAGCTGCAAGTATGGCTTCAATTTTAGGAACTAAAACAATAGATGGTTTCTCTCCATTCACAATTTGTTGTAATGTTTTAGGTGTTAAAAGTTTTGTAAGACCCTTATCTTTAGATAATGTGTTGTAAAACTTCTGGGCTGAAAGGGTTTTTGACATGTCCGACATAGTGCGAGTGAAAGACTCTAGGGGATCTTGTATCTCACCCATAAGCTCTTTTAGCGCAGGAGTTTTTTGCAATATCTCCTTACGTTCTATTAACACAGATTCATCCAAAGATACCTTTGGAGTACTTTGAGCAATAAGCCCACCAGTGCCCTCCATGGTATTTGCTTTTTTAAATTCTTTAATTGCTAGAGAAAGAACCTTGTTCATGTTTGCGCCGGGAATAGAGGCCGCAGGCAAATGTATTGACTCGTTTACAACTCCACGAGCTTTGTCATACACCTCGACATCTGTCTTTCCCGATTTTGGACTATACTCGTCTGTGTTTCTCAAGTGTTTAAACACTTGATCAGTAGCCTCGTTGTATAGTTTTTTTGTAGTAGCGTTAGAAAAATCTAGGTTACGAAGAAACTTTAAAGGATTTTCGTGTGCTTCATACAACTGGCGCATATAGGATTCGGAAGACTCATCCGCTAGTTTAATAATACTTATAGCTTCTTTCGCCCATTTTTGGGTGTCAGATCCGTCCGGTGCCGAGGAACGAGCATCCTCAAGCATCTTCATCATATGATCCTCGTACTCAGATTTTAAAGCTACCATCTTATCGGCTGCATCACGAACTTCCTTGCCGTATTTTTTAGCAAAAATAGTTGCGTCTATAATTTCATCGGAGTTGGGATCATTAGGAAATACTTTACGGGGGAATGAATGACCTCCGCGTAAGTAAGCATTAAGACGAGGCTTGAACTCTTCAGCCTGCGGTTTAGTTTTTTCCCAGAAACTACCTTTTTTGAGAACGTTATCCGAGGCTGAGTGAAGCTCGTCCATAATATCTAATGCCCTACGCTGCATCAGGTCTTCCCGATCCTTTATGTCCCTAATTGTTTTTGTAAGAAAAGGATCTGCACCACCGTCCGGAGTAAACCATTTTGTTGCAAATTCTTTTGCATTTTGAACAGGAGCACTTTGCCCAACTCTACTAGCTGCAACGGCACCGCCTAGAGATGCGGCTCGTTCGGAAATAAACTTAGCTGTTTTGTGTACAGGAGTAATCCCTCCAGCTATTCTAGCTCCTTGTGTAAGACCCATGATTGCAGAATCAAAAGCCACGCTTAACGCACCACCTTCAACACCTCGTCTAAATTTGTTTCGTAAAATGCGTCCTGCATTATCGTCCTCCAAATCTCCGCGATGTACTTCTGTGTGTAAGGCATCAGGCAAAAACCCAACAGACTCAGAAAGCGTGGACCGTCCGTCCGGGCTAAACATAAACTCCACACCCGCAGTGTAACCCGCCATGGGAACCCCAACACCTACTGACCGTGCTGTTCTACCTCCGAGACTTTTGCTGGTGTTAGCCAACAACGCCTGTCCTGCTTTGGACTTGCCATAGGCTTCTGCGGACTTGCCAAAAATGCTTTTTGCAGGTGCTACAACTTTAGAAGCGTCTATACCCATCTTTGTAGCTCGTGCTACTTGAGAAGCTCTACTCGCCCAGCCTATAAACGGAACAAGACTTGCACCAATTTCTGTGGCTACAGAAGCTACTTTTCCTGCCCCGGTCTCTGGTTTGATGGCATCCAAGGCCCAGTCGTAAAACTCAGTGACATCATCTGTTGTTTCCGTACCAAATGTTTTGTCAAACGCTGCGGCACCTAACTCATTCAAACCTTGAACCATGGACAAAGGACCATAGACCGCGCCCAAAACTACGTCTCCAACAACATTTCGTTTGTCTTCGTCTTCAGGCTGGGTCCTTGGACCCGGAAGTATAGAACCCTCTGGTAAAGATTTAATAGAATTGTTTCTTGGACCCGGAAGTATGGAACCCTCTGGTAAAGATTTAAGGGGAGCTTCAGCCATTCAAATCACCTAATAGTCTGAGGGGGTGGCAAGTTTGATTTGTTCATCTGTCGCGGTAGTTTCTGGGTTAAGTTTTTTAAACTCAATCACATAGGCTTCTTGTTGTTCTGGAGAGGCAACACTATTTACTGGCCCGGTGCTTGGCGCGTTGCCCCCACTAAAGTCTTCAAACGTCTTTGTTAAGATGGGATGCAACCTCCTCATTTCCGCCATTGCTTTATCAGAATCATTGCCAAAATCCGGTTTAACTTCGCCAAACAATTTAACAAAAATATCCAGTTGATCTTTTAGTTTAAGACCTGTGCCTTTTGTCGATTGTATCCGAGCAACCGCCTCGGATTTCTGACGATCAAGCTCATTCTGCTCACGGCCCATCTCAACGGCAAGTTTAGCCTTGGATGCTCTAACCGCTGCGTTCCCAATACGTTGAGCGTCACTCTCCCGAACCACAGCACCTGTTTGCCTGTTAATAACAGGACTAGCCATTGCCGCTGCTAGTTCTGCACCTACCATAACTTTTAACAATTCGTCAACTTCTGCGGCGGCTAACACTTCTTTAGGGGTGCCCGGAGCAGCCTGAGACGCAGCCGCCTCTAACTCTTCCCTTGGGGGTGGATTTTTCTTTGCTTCCAAAACCTTTTTGCGTATCGCATCTAGTTTTTCTTTTCTTTTTCCACGAACTTCGGGTCCGCCTAAACCATTAACTATTAGATTGTCTCCTAATTTAAACAAATCATTAAAGTTTTTGGGAATACTTTCCTCATAACGTCGATTAGGGTTAAAGTTAAAAACTTTTTTTGCTTTGTCCGTGAATCCTTTTGCTTTGTCCATGAACCCACCAGAAGTCGGCTCCTTGGGGGTGTTCATAGATGCTTGCATACTCCGTAACGCATCGTCTCCATGATTATGACCTATTGGCCCTCCGTCATGAAACCCCGGCTTATTCTGCAACGAACCGGACATGGGATTACCTTGCGGCATGGGCATAGGCATTGATGCAGCAGGTCTAGGCATTGATGCAGCAGGTCTAGGGGTAACACGCTGCATTGCTCCAGTACCCGCAATATCCGGGACAGGAACGGGAGGCGGAAGCCTTGATCCCGCAGGAGGAGGTCCTCCCATTGGGACAACATTGGTTCTCGGACCTTTAGGCTGCAAAATCTGACCAAGCTGCGCTAATATTAATTCTGGAGAAGAAGACATAATACCTTTTGGTGCTACTCCCCCTACAGTACGTAACGTATCTCGTGCCGCTGTGTCCGAATAACTAGGCATATTAACGGGACTACTTTTCTTCTGAAATAACGCCCTATTGTTAACCGTCATTTTAAATTTCCTAACGAATTAAGTCCGGCTGCGGCAGCAACCGTGTTACCTATTGTATTCTGAGCAGGAGCACCACCTGTGTTTATGGCTGATTGACCAGAAGGCATTCCCTGTATGACATCACTCATGTAACCGTACCTAGTAAACGGTTCTAAGTTAGCTTCTATCTGACCCTCTCTAGCAACATCGTACTCAGACTGTTGCTGCGCTTGCTCCAAACCACCTAAACCCAACAAGTTCGCTTGATCATTAAAATCAAGAGATTGTTGGGAGCTACCCAAAGCACCTTGGCTAGTTCCTAAGTTCTGGAAAACCCCCGCTGCGGTTTGATTGCGATTCATTTGATTCTCAAACGCGGACTGCGCTTGTTTTTGAGCCGTTCTATAAGCGTCAGACCTCATCTTCGAACCATACTCTGCTTTCTGATCCCGAACATCTCGACCATACATTGCTCTAGCAATAGCGTCACGAGAACCCCCGAAAGCTCCTGCACCAACGGCGTTTGAACCTAAGTTAGCTAAGTCAACTAATCCCTGTCGATCTAAATCAGCATACGTGGAATCAATAACTTCTTGAGTGTACGGGTCCATGTACTCTTTATACGACTGAGGATCATACGCTCCAAGGCTGGTGCGTAAAGCGTCCAACCCTTCTCCGAAGCTACCTTCAGCATCGTCAAGGTATTGTTGATAGGAGCCAATACCTTCGGCACCCATTTGAATAGCTTTTTGCTGTAAAGGAGTAAGTGCGGCAACAGCAGGTTTTAGAACCCCTTCAAGAACAGATTTAGTAGCAATACCCGATATATCTTGAGGTACGTCAAACGCACCTGTTACGTTGTCAAACGTAACTCCTTCGGGAAGAGCGTAGTCAAGTTCATTACCATCTACATCTGTGTAGAAGAACTCAGAAAGTCCTCCTTCCGGGTCATAGTTTTCTCTACGCTGAAGAGTTTCGGGAAGATCGTACCGAGGATTCACATCATAAATGTTTGCTAATAAATCTTTTTGTGCATCTTCAAGATACTTCGGTTTGACCTGCATACTTGTGTTAGTTACGATCTGACCACTATCTGCCATTACGCTCTCCGTTCGTATTGATTCATCATCCGATACATTTCAGCGGCCCCCTTCGCACGGCTACCGTTTCCCGCACCCTTGACCGCGTCCGCAGTCATAACAAACTCCCCGTCCGAAAGAGCAGCCTCCTGAACCGGGCCTCCGTTCTGGTAAATCATAGCCGGGATACTATCACTCTTTCCTGTGCCGGGACCTTCAATGTAACCGCCTTGAGCCGCCATCATGGTAGGTCTCGTTGCTCGTGACTGAGGCGTGGCAGTGCCTTGATAGTCGCTAGTTTCACCCGTTCTCATTAGATACTTTTGTTGTTCTGTTAACGGAATAGGTTTAGGTTGCCCTGAAGCCATTAGCTGCGCTATTGCAAGATCCTTGAGATCAAAGGGCAACCCGTCCGTTAGACTTCCCAAACCGCCAGTTGCACCAGTTCCCCCGCTTCCAAGACCAGTTGCCGCAGTCTTTGCCGCAGTCTTTGCACCAGCCCCTAAAAAGGGTTGTGCCGCGGACATCAGGTTGCCTCCAAAGGTTGCCCCCGGAGCACTCGCCGCCAAAGCCTGCGGACTCATTAAACCAGCAAGTCCTGCTTTTCCCGCCATGCCTGTAGCCATACCCGCCACACCGGGAATAGCTCCCGCTCCAAAAGCCATGCCAGCGTCTTTTAAGATATTGTCTAAGCTACTGCCCGAACCAGCACTCCCGATTCCAGCACCGAGGGCCGCGCCTGCGGGACCGCCCATCGCAAAGCCAACCAACCCACCGATTGCCGCCACAATATTAACCATTATGTCTCTCCTGATGCCGCTTGAGGAGCAGTAACGAAGACCGTTGCAGATTGTCTTCCTGTTATTGCAGCTTGTGTCCAATCTATGCCGCACTTGGGGCAAACACCTCTATAAGTGTTGTGCGCAGACAATATTAATTGTTTTAAACTGTCGTTTTCACAGTCACATTTTCTTATCATGAAATTACCACCGTTACTTGTCCTACCCTGCTTGTTGCCACAGAACTTCGAACACTTGCTACATTAGACAACGCTATCTTAACAAATCCCTCCTGTTGGAACAAGGCTCCTGTTTCTAAGCCATAGTCATCTGTTTGAAGTGCTGTCAACACTAGATCCGTGTTGCGACCTTCCCCCGGATTTTGCATTTGATTTAGATAAACGGAAAAAGATCGAACCACCTCCGTCATATACAAGGCACTATACTCCACAGGTGGAACAGGAAAGAAAGGGCGGACAAGGTTTCTACTCATCGTGTGCCATCTTCTCGTAAGTCATAACGTAGAGTACCAAGTCTCCAAGTAGTTCCCGCTTCGGTGGACCTTACGTCAATAGACATTTGACGCCCCCTTAAACGAAGATCTACTATTTCTGTGTCCGCGTTAATTTCAGATAATGTTTCTTTTACAAAAGCACCTTCAGACTTATTCCTAACTCGTGTTGTTATCTTTAGTGTCGGAGTAGACTCAGAAGAGTTTCTAAAAGTAACATCCGGCAACAACCTACTAACAAACGTAAAGTTCTCCCCGTCTCCTATAGTAAGAGGGCTTGATGTTATAAAGGAAGTTAACGCCGCAGAAGGGTTGACACTTCCATCGTTAAACCCGTTTTCTTGAAAATACAAATAGTTATCTGTAGCTGCGGCAACAGGGAAGTCATAAGTCCCCTGATCCAACCAAGCCGTTCTCGTTAAAGATCCGTAGTACCAAATATTTTCAAGGTAGTTAAACACAACGTATCTGTTATTGATATCGCTGTCTGCGGACGGGTAAAACCACCACACTTCCCCGAACTTTGAGTTCGCCCCCGAAACAACCTTTTCATATTGTATTGTGTTAAAATCGTTGAAAACGTAATCCCTAACAGTGCAGGGTGCCCGTTGAACGGTGCCAGAAAAAACATAAAACTCACCTAGACCCATCCAAAACACAGTGTCATCAACCGCTATTGCTGCGTTTGGACTTGCTACAGAGGTGTTTTCCGAAACCATCGTCAGACCAAATATAAAAGGAGGGCCTAGATACTGCATGGTGTAAAGAGCCGTGTCCGTGAAAACGAGTATTTGCTGTCGAGTCTCTATTGCACAAACTATTTCAGATCCGGAGCCTAAACGTACTTCCCCTGCTGTGGTAGTGTCAAGAGAAGACCACTCCGTTATTGATCTTTGAGAAGAGAACCTAATTGTTAAAGGATCAAGGACCCCCGGCGTTGATTCTGGGTCACATCCAAAGGCTATTACGTGTCCGTCTGTGTCTGACACTAGTATCTGACGGCATACCGTTGGGACACTGGAAGCACCCGCTAAATCTTGAAGTGCAACAGCGCGATTAGTTACCGAACCGCTTGCGTCCCAGTAATAAACACTACCGTTTCTAGGGTTTATAAGTAAATCTTCTCCGTAATTGTCTTGAGAATATAAACGTAATGTTTGAGACACAACACTTACAACGGCTGCTGAACCCCACGTTCTGCCAGTCTTGTTCCAAGATCCCGCGCCCCAACCATTACCTAGAATAGTTGTGTCTAATCCCGTATTTATTTGAAACACTAAAGAAACGGAGGACCCTCCGTTCCCTGTGTCGGAAGACGTTCGAACTACTGGAGAAGGTGTTAATTGACCGTCTACCGTGATGGACGGAATAGTCGTGTTCGCCGCTCTAGCCTCTATTGTAAACACGGTGGCACTAGATACGGACGTAATGTTGTATTCTTGGTTAAGAACCGTTGGAATCATGTTTCCGCCCAGACTAGCAGCACCGCTTATAGTAACAAAATCCCCTAATACCGCGCCATGAGAAGACGGAGTGGTAATAGTAATAGTAGACCCCGAAGAAGAGGACAAAGAAGAGGGTGACGCTAATGTTAGACGATTTGGCGTGATGTCGTAAAAGGAGGCTCCCGTCTCAAGATAAAACTTGCTTGACGTACCTATGCCTAAGTAACGATCTCCTACCACCGAAACCCAAGAGTGAAGGGATCTACAAGAACCTAAAAAAGAAGTGTTGGCAAACCGTGTCCAACCACCTATCTTTTCAGGAAAACCTAAACGAAAACGTATTAAGTCTCCGTCCTCCCAACCTCCTTGGTTTGAAAAAGGTGTTAGCTCGTTATTTATTCCGGGTTGAAAACCAAGTTTTGTTAAGGGCATGTAGATCTTCCTTATGGAGCATCTAGTTGGTAAATAACAGTGTGGTAATCAACATTTGCAGTTGTTGCACTACCGTAATAATACATCCCAAGATAAAGATGTTTTTGATCCCCAGACACAGACACAGAAGTTGGAACACCACCAAACTGAGATATTGATCTGGTCTGCAAATCGTTTCGAGTACCTGAAGCCGTCTCAACGTAGGGTTGCCAAGGATAAGCTGAAATGTTGTATTGTCTAAGAAAGGGCATAAAAGAAAATCCGGGAGGTTCTTCGCCGTTAGATGGTGTGTCAGAGTTTTTACCTAGAACAAAAAACGATTTTCCATCTGGAGCAAGCCAAAGCCCCTCTAATACAGCGGGTATCTTATAATCCACATGACCTTCGGATTGCTCCGTTATGGTTTGTACTATGTTTTTGTTCGCGTCAGCAAGACCGGGTGCATCAAGTCGAGTAACCCCGTTTAAAGTCCATGGTGTCGTTACCGTAAACGAATTAAACCTCGTATCTTCAAGATTGCTATTAGACAAAAGATAAAAACCTGTTCCGTCAGGTCTCCAAGTTATGTGCTTAATACCACTCAAAGCAGCATTTGTACCATAAGTAGTGAAAACAGAAGCAAGAACTTCGCTTACTTTACTAACAGTGCTTGTCAAATCATACGGAACACTAACAGTGAAATGAATAATGCGCTCGTGCGTCCCTCCGCTCAAAGCGGTCGGACTTGCGACAATGAATATAGAGGAGCCATTATCCCCCCACTCAAACGCCCGACCTGCTCCCGTGTCAGTAGTAGAAGGGGGATTTGGATCTGCAAAACTAATTGCAGTAGGAGAACCTGCCGTATGAATATCATAAGGAGTGCTTAAAGTGTAAACGGCAAAATCAAACTTTAAAGGAGAGGTTATGTAGTCTGCATTTAAACTAAAGAGTTTTGTACCATCTCCCGAAACAGAAACGGAGTTCCCTATTTGTCTAGCAGTCCGAAAGTTCGCTCCTAAATCTAAAAATTTTGTAGTAGGAGTCTCTTGATCCGCAGTACTTGCTAAATATGGAGTACTAAACTTTAGTTTTTGCACAAACCCTTGATTTACCCCGTTTATTTCACCCGATATAGTTGACGATCCGTATGCCCCAAGATAAGCCGAAACCCCCGTTGAGAAAAAATACGCTGAACCGTCCGCCGAACCTGCATCCTTTTTACCCCAAGAACCTGTACCAGCAACAATGCCACCGTGGGCTGGAGTACTATACGCTGCTTGTTCCACCCAGTTCCCCCGCTTCCAAGACCAAGCGGGTCCGCCACTAAGAGCACTGTTGTAGGAGCCTCCTTGATCGGGCCTATACGCAGTGTTTAAATTGCTTCCGAACAAATCACCTGTGTCGCTAACACGCCAAAGTATCGTGCCAGTATTGTTGTAAAACAAACCTCTGTATCCATTGGAGCTAACAGTTCCTGATTGGTTATCGACATAAGTAGTTTGTCGAGTCACTGTGCTAGACAAGTCCCATGCTGAAGAAACCACAAAAGTTTCAATCCTGCCATTGTCAACATCACAGGTGCTAAAGGACAACCCAGAGGGGTTAAACCGGATGCCCGAAGTAGTAACCGCAAAAGTCATTGTGTAATAAGAACCTGCCGTTACTGAAGCGGTAGTCACATCCCAAGGAGTGCTTAAAGCTACTTCTTGCACTGTAGAGGCAACGCTATTTGTAGCGGGGTCTGGATTACTTACCATAACAAAACACTTGGTTCCGTCCGGTTTAAACTCTACGGCGTTTGCAAGATTGTTCGTGTTTTGTATGACTCCAAGGGCTTTATTCGCATTTGGCGTAGAACCATCCGCCGAGGCCATTTCCCACGCCGTGCTCATAAACACTTGATATAAACTATTTCCTAGAGCACCACCCGCCTTTGGTTGAACAAAGAACCAACTTGTTCCGCTTGGATGAACATGTATTTGACTGGGACGATACTGGGTGGAAGTACCAGACCAACCATTCCAATAAGTCGCTTGAGACGTAGCAGAACCAGACCCTGAGTAAACTGTTGAGGGAAACTGATTAGCTTGATATAACGGAGCACCTGAAAAAACGTAGTTTTTAAGTTCTTTTGCCCCCGCCGAAGAACCGCCTGAAGACATTATGGCCGACTTAGTAATAAAACTCATTATTTGAGATCCTGTCCGGAAGTAAAGCCGTACCAGTTTGTGCCAGCGTCCACCGTAAAGAAACTAAACACATCAACCGCGTTGCCCGTCACTGTAATTACAGGGTCCGTACCACCCGTAAACTTAAAGCTTGCAGGAAACGCCACAGTAAACCCTCCCGCACCGCCGCCCTGTGTAACCTTTAAAATAAAGCCGTATGATTTAGTCTGTGGCGAACCACCTGAAGTCGGAACATTGGTCAGAACTATCGACGTTATATTTTGAGACAACGTAACCTCAAAAACGTTGGACGTTGAACAATCTATTGTCAAAGTACCAGTGCTCTGTGTAATCTGACTTACCGTCTCAGTATAGCTTTTAGCTTTCAACTCCTCGGCTAAGTTAACATCACCATTAACATCCGCAGTAACAGTCTTAGAAGCTTGTGATGTCCCTAGTGTCGTAATGTCGTTGTAATTAAGCTCGTCAACCGAAGCAGTGATGCCATATGCATTTACAAGGTTCATCATGCTGACAATTTTTCCGTTGGTGCCTGCACCATTAGCGTAAATAATATCAACCCTGCCGTTTAAAACTGTGGTTTCGCCATCTCCCGCAGAACCACCTCCCGTGCCGTCTCCTTGCCGAAACACAACGTCTCTGCCACTCGTCCGGTTGTCAACAAAATAAACATGAGAAGAACTGTTCGGGGTCAGGGTAACCGTGTTAGTTCCAGAACTCGGAGTACCACCCAAAACAAGAACCTTTGCCTGTCCCAAAGACAGAGCACCGGATGATGTTGCTAACGAGGTCGCATTTCCCGTAAGATTTATAGTAACAACGCCATTGATGGCCCTGTCTGCAATTGTCCAGTTGGTGTTGGTGGTATTTCCCCACTGCCCACTCTGGTCTCCTGTTCCTATTAACTCAATTCCGGTGTTTGAAAAAGTACTCGACATTTTACATCCTTACGCAGCCACAGTTGTCCAAGTGTTTCCCGGAGAAGGCTCCACAGCATTATAGCTGTTTCCGGGATTTGGAGCAAGCTCGACATATTGATTGTTCACAGTAGGTACGGACAACCATGTATTAGATGCTCCGTTTTGAGCGTCCAACCACTGATTGTTTGCATCAGTTACGACGATGCTCCACGAATCTTCGTCAATTACAACAACGTCACTTATAACGCCACTAGCTTTAACAGCCGTAAAATCAAGAAGCACCCTTGTTACAACTGTTGTCGTAACGCCACTTACAACACCACTAGCTTTAACAGCCGTAAAATCAGGAGTTACAGTAACCCCCACCGCTGCTGTAACGCCACTTACAACACCACTAGCTTTAACAGCCGTAAAATCAGGAGTTACAACAGAACCTGTCTTTGTTTCGGAAACAGCAGCAACAAATCCAACAGCCCTAACAGCCGTAAAATCAAGAAGTGCAACGGTGGCCCCAGTAACAAGAACAGGATTGCTATCTACGACACCTGTAGCCTTAACCGCTGTAAAGTCTAGCGTTACTACAACCCCATTAGAAACAACTTCTTGAGACGCAAGCGGATTAGATGATAATGGGGAAAAACCTAACATCTAACACATCCTTTAATATGTTGTAACATTTCCAAAACTGCTTGCTAAATCACAATTAGTGCTTGGAAAAGATCTTCCTAACCCCCAAATAACTCTAACGGCACCGTTTCCACCGTTTCCAGCATTTCCGTAAGGCACTTGTGCTGAACTTCCTCCCCCGCCACCGCCATAAAGGCCTCCCACAACAGGGCCATGAGGAGAGTTTTGATTTGGAATACTACCGTTTCCACCACCAGAGCCTCCCCCCGCTCTACCCGCTGTACCGGGAGCACCGTCTGCACCTATGCCGAAAATTCCCACGCCACCGCCAGAGCCGGACATGTGGTCTTGTGGAGTAGAGAAAAAAGCACCGCCACCTCCCGCGCCACCGCCAGAGCCAACTGCTGCGGCCTCGCCAGCAGGTTCGCTTGCGTACCCCTGATCTCGACCAACACCACCCACGCCATTATAGCCTCCCGCGCCACCGCCTCCCGCAGGGCCGTAACCGCTGTTCGCCGTTCTTAGAGTGCCGCCTCCGCTACCACCTCCACCACCGGAAGCTAGAAAACTTCCTCCAGCTCCATTAACGGAGTACCTGCCTGCGCTACCTCCGTATCCTATACAAGTCTTAAAGATGGAGTTGCCTCCCACCGTAGAGCCTACGCTGTAGGCTCCAGCAGAACCTCCTGCTCCAACGAATACATTAAAGGATTCCCCCGGAATAACCGCAATATTATTAAGCCAGCCCAGCCCACCGCCACCGCCACCGCTCATAGCGAAAGTAGACGAAGAATTGCCGTTGCTATAATGCATGCCACCGCCACCACCGCCAATGCAAACAGCGCAAACACTATTAACCCCCGTAGGGACAGTAAACGAAGTTGAGCCAGTGGATAAAAACTGTGCTTCTCCGGTAGGACCTTTTGATAAGTAAGACGCAACAATGCCAAAAACTCCACCGTCTGCAAAGGGAGTAGTTACACTCCTTATAAGACCACCGCTATGTCTCCAACGATTTGCCACTACTACCTCTAACTAATTTCTTCGTAAGAAACGACAACTTGTAGATCACCATCAACTGAAGCTGAACCCCGCAGTATATCTGCCTCCTCTAAGTAAATACCCATGTCTTTATCCAGCACAACTAAAGTTGTGTCCCCCGGCACTTCAACGGTCTTAACCACGTAATAATCAGTGCTACTTCTTTGCAATGAAATATTAACACTGGCGGAATTAACACCGTCAACATTGGCAACGACTATAGAATTTATTTTCATAACCTTGTTAGAGGCACCAGCCACTAAAGTAGCCAGAGAGTTGCTTAAATCCCCTACAAAAGTTTTTCCTGTGATTATAGAAAGTTCGGCAATGTTGGGCGCGGTCATGGGCTTTCGTCCTTTTCTTCTATGATCTCTTCCCTATCAACTACCTCAGACAAAAGTAAAGAAGACCCGTTAAAAAGACTTTGGGAAAAAAGTTCTATAAACGCCAATAACATATCAGGCATATCTTCTAGCTTATCCGCTAAATGACTTGTAGCCTCTGCCTGAGTCATGCCTCTTGACACTAAAACGTCTTTTACACCGTCTATAAACGCCACAGAGTCTGTTATAGTGTATTTTCTAGTTACCGTGTATGTTATCATAAACCCTACCCAAAAACTAAGGCCATAGCTATAGCCCTCGTGTTAAACGCAATGGTGCCACTTTGATCCGGTATTGTAACTGTTCTATCTGCTGTGGGATCAGTTACTGTGAGTGTTGTTTCATGAGCATCTGAAGTTGCACCCTCAAAAAGGATGCTATGACCAAGAATAGTAATTCCGACTGTATCTACAGCCGCAAAAAAAATGTTAGACTCTGATTGTATATAGAAGTTTCGATACGGACCTACAACCTGACCTGTTATTTTGACAAACTCTGTCGGGTCTGCTCCGTCAAAAAATATATAGTCCGTAGAGCCAAGATGAACATCGCCTGAAGTGTCCTGCACTACTAAATCTTCCGCCGCTGCGGTGATAAATACAATAGCGGACCCAGACAAGTTCAACAAAGATCCTGTAGAGGCTTGAGTCAGGACTCTGGTTAATGTCGTGCCAGAAGCAGTGTAAACTCCCGTCGATACCTCCCAAGCGTCTCCGTCCTCTATGGTAAATCTTACGGTATCCCCGTTAGAAACTCCTCCATCCGCAAAAGTTTGATAGCCCGTTTCGGCACTGCCTAACGTAATAGTGCCTGTGCCTGTTGTTGAGGTAGCTACCTTGACCCTATTTGCGAGAGTAAGAACCATTACACAACCTTACTCTATCCGGATTACCGCAGAGGTCGCATTTGCCGTTGGAAACACAATTTGAAAATCCCCGCCAGTAGCAACCTTTTGTCCGCCAAAATCTAAAACTAAAACACAGTTCGCAGTGTTTGAACCGCCTCCCGCTGTACTGTTATACAACAAAGCCCCGTAACTGCTTACAGTTACCGCAGTAAACGTTTTTGGTTGAAAGGACGTAAACGATTTATTGCCTGTGTTAGAAGGACTAATGTTTACAAGACTGTTCGTCGTTGTAGAAGCTGCGGGTCCGCCCGAAACGTAACCAGAAGAAGCCGATCCGGAACTTGCAATCTCGTTATTGCCAGCCCCAAACAACGCCGTTGGCGTTGCGTTAGTAAAGGCAGCAGTGTTGTTGTATAACGCAATTTGAAAAGTGTGTTGCGAATTTATGAAGTTGTGCTTGGCTTCCAACAACTCTTTCTTGAAAGTGTCGCACATAAAGTTTCCGCTAAATGCCATGTCATAGTTTCCTTATCAATTCGGCTAACTCTGGGTGCCCTGCGTCCTGAAGTGCGTTCCAAACCGTTGTTCTGTCGCTTAGAATAGCTTGATCCATATACTCGCGTATAACACTTTTAATAGTTTTTTTAAAGGCGTGAACTTGATCCCTTACCGCGGGAATAGCGTTTTCCGAAACATGCACAATTCTATCAACACATCTTTCAGACAATTCTTCCGAAGAAAAACCCCTGCCACTAGTAGTGTGCACATCAACTTGAAAATTAATGTTGCTCATATTCATGTTCTCTGCCTCATAACTCTACCTTCCCAGAACTCATCTATTGTTTGTTTGGCTTCACCCAGCATCTTAACACCAACCAAAGCTTCTTGAAACCGAGAGTTATAGTTTCCCAAAACATCCGCAGAACCCTTCATGTAAATATACGCCTCAATCAAAGAACCGTACAACAAACACATTTCTGCATTTATACTTAGCCATGTAGTACCGTCTTCCGCACCCGCAGTTAGGCTTGTGGGGCGATATAAATAGCTAAGTTGAACTTGGTAAGTCGAGTTGGGTGCAGGACCTACAATAAAGTTATCGTTGTCGAATTGGGAATAGTATCTAGGCTCTCCCCAAGAAATCGCATTAGACGTATCCTGAGAGAACTCTCTAACAAAACCTACGTCCTTATAATAAAGATACTTAATTTCATCAGCAAACGGGTAGTAATACTGTCTATATGTACTTTGGGTTGAAGACTGAGACATATAAGGAAGCATACCAGTTTCTACATAACTAATCACATCAGTAGCCGGAGCATCCCCTGACCCGTACTTATAGTTTATATAGTCAGTCATAAGGGCAGAGTCCCCGGCATTAACGGAGCCATTTCCCGACAGGTCACCTAAAAACCTAGATGCAAAAGGCTGCGCAAGGGCGAGGAACTGAACGTTCCAAGGGCTTCTGTTTAAAGCAGCCTCTAAAATAGCAGAAGAAATAAGATAACCAGAAGAGGTAGGATCAACAACGCCGTTCACTATTGCTCCGTTCGGAAAAGGGTTTGTAGCAGCAGGTAACGGGTTCTGTTTTACAATACTTAAAGAAAAAGGAGCTAGAAAATCTACAGGAATTTCAAGGTATTGGTTTCCCTGTGCAACATTTGTTGTCTGCGTTTTTCGAAACAAATTTAGTTGAACACCTTTGAGTATGCGCTCTTCAGCTTGCCTTATAAAAAGAGGCAGATTAGTAATAAAAGACGCTTCTGAATTTTCAGTATAGTCTTGAATCGCTTGTTTTAAACTTGCAAAAGTAAAGCTCATGGCGTGTTAATCTGACCTCCCATTTGACTGTGATATTGGCAATAATAGAACAATGTTGGTGCACCGACAGCCACGGTAATAGTAGATGTATATGCTAACGTGTTAATTGTCACGCCTGTTGTGTATTCTGAACCGCCAGCATGTGTGCCATCTGAAGTGGTGGAAAAGCGCAACGGATGACTCGTAGCCGCCGACCAGTTAAACACATATGTACTGCCCTCAGAAAGACTTAACGTAGGCTGTCGAACTCCATCAATGTAATACCGATTACCTCCGAGATAGTTCTGAAAGGTGACCGTAAATACCGTAATCTGCGAACTTGAGCCAGTTATCGTGACGGCACCGACAGAACCTGTAGCAACTAGGTTGTTAGGAGGAGATACTCCCGGAATGTTTTGAAAGCCTACTGGATTCCAACCCCATTGTATTGTTCTTTGGTCCGTTAATCCCGTTTCCGGTCTTGGATCTCTTAACGCTTGCGGATCAGGAAATGCTTTAGGCGGAAATAACTGCGGGTGTTTTGGTTCAAACTCATCAGGACCAACTTTCGCACCCGTCCACTCAGTTTTCATCTTGTTCAGGCGATAACGGCGACCTGACCGATCCGATATACCCCAAGCGTTTTTTCCCGCAGCGTAAGGCATTAGACCCTCAGATAACTAAGACTAGGTTGAAGTCTCAAAGCTGTCCGACCCTGATCTTCGTCCGCAGCACGTTGAAACTCTTCGTCGTATATCGATTTTAAAGACGCCATTCTTTCAGGCATTTTCTTCATAGATAAATAGTAAGATAAACCCGCTACCATGCATGGATAAAACCGAAAAGGCATATCCGTGGTGTTTGTTAAAACGTTAACGTCTTCTATTCTTTGAATGTAGTAATATATAAGTTGATCCGTAGAGTTTTCCGGAACAGCCCACAAATTAATTACAGGGGAAATTTGACGGTTTAACCAGTACTGACTGGTCCTGCCTTGAGTTGTTTTATTAGGCAGTGTTGAATAATCACCACGGCTGATCCTTTGAACCTCAAAATCAGTACCGTCCCGGCGAACCACAACATCTAGCAAATCCACAACATCGTCTGTTAGGGTTTCTTGACCCTGACCCTTAGTCAATGTTATCGTACCCTGCTTTACAGTCCATAGGTTTAACCCTCGGTTAGCCCATTCTGCAAACATTATGTTTAGAGACCTACGAGCCGTAATCGTATCGTACCCCGTGCGAATCTCTAGTCCGCATCTCTCAAACGATTCCTCAATAATTTCAGCAACGTCTAGGTTAAACGTTCTGGTTCCCGACTGTCCATAAGTTGTCATATCTCTAACTCATATGTGGTTTCTGGTTTGTCTTTACCATAACCGCGCCACCGTGTCTGTAGCCCATCTTAGCAGCGACTTCCGGAGCCTTCGCCTTTAAAGCTCGTAAGCCCTTTCCCTTGGGTCCTTCAGGTATCTGTTTTTTACCCACAGTTCCACCATCCTGAAATCGATCAGCAGGCATCTTCCTGCGTAACTTCCTTCGGTTTTCATCTTTAATATTATCATACGTGCTACCACCACCATGATAAGTGTTATTACGTTGGTTGACCCCCGTAAGTGCGCCTATTCGCTTTGACCCCACATCTGTACCGTCATCTAACAAGAGAGGCTGCATAGAGTTCTGGCCTCGCGCAAGACTTGGCTCACCAAATAACTCATCCTTAGCTTTTTGCGAAGGGGTTTTAGGGTCTTCTTTTAAATTCCGTGTGACCTTATTTGTGTCTCTAATACGTCTAGCTTTTTCAAGCCTGCTCAGTTTCTTTTTTTTATCAGCCGATTTTGCCATATTACTCTTCCTCGTTATAAAGATTATCGAACACTCTATTCACATCCAGTGTATAGTCTAAATCACTTTTTGAATAGTGTATATGTTGTGACGGCCTGAAGTCAGGGGCACCCTCACCCAAG